GAGACGTTCGGCCTATCTGATAAGGCATGGATTGTTTGCGAGTCGTTCAAGCGCAGCTGGCGCGCAGCTCACCCTGCAATTGCATCTATGTGGGGCGACTTGGCAGATACAATTCGCGCTGCTATCCGCAAACCTGGTGTTACTTACACTTGCCGCGTACTGAAGATCAGACGCGACGGTCAATGGCTGCGCATTGGTTTACCTTCAGGCCGTTGCCTATGTTATCCAAGCCCTGCAGTAGATGACAGCGGGCAAATCAGCTACATGGGTATGCACCAATATACTCGCAAGTGGACCCGGCTAAAGTCCTACGGCGGCAAATTTTTTGAGAACATTTGCCAAGCCGTTGCGCGCGACGTGATGACTAACAACATGCCCCTGATTGAAGAAAGCGGCTATGAAATCATCCTGACGGTGCACGATGAAGGACTAACAGAGGCACCGGATTCGCCACAGTTTAATGCGGATCATCTTTCATCTATGCTCGCAGCCAATCCAGACTGGGCGCCAGATATGCCGTTGGCTGCAGCTGGCTTTGAAACTTATAGTTATAGGAAGGACTAACCAGACGATGCCAAAAATTAAAATTAAAATTAAAATTATTCGCGCGAACACAGTTCATGCCGCGGTTACTATCCACCCACAACACAAATCAGCGACCGCATTTTTCAGATTGGAACGTGAAGAAAGATGCCGTTTGTTCGATTACATTCAAGAACTGAGACAACAAGCAAAATGGGATGCAGAAAAATGCGCGAATCAGTAATCGAAAAATATCTGGTCGAACAAGTCAAAGCAATCGGCGGGGAAGTTCGCAAAGTGAAATGGATCGGGCGACGTGGAGCACCTGATCGCCTTGCGATGCTGCCGCCAGGTCAATCCCGCAAAGCACACTGCGACCAGGGAGGTGTTACTTTTTACTCATGGAATAAGATTGCCCCGCAAACAGTTTGGGTAGAACTCAAAGCGCCAGGCGAAGTACCAGAGCCGCACCAGCTGCGCGAACATACCCGGATGCGCAACGTAGGGCAAATCGTTGTTGTCATTGACAGCCTTGAAGGTGTCGACGAATTGTTGCGGGCGTACAAATGAAGCTGCGCCCATACCAACATGAGATAGTCGACTTTGTTCTCGACAATCCACGCTGCAATTTGTTTGTGCCAATGGGCGCCGGTAAAACAGTCAGCACCCTTACTGCTATAAGTATTCTTACATTAGTGGAAGATATCTTACCGGTGCTGGTAGTTGCCCCGTTGCGCGTAGCCAGTAGCACTTGGCCTGACGAAGTGAAGAAGTTCCCGCACCTCAAGCACCTGACTGTCTCAGTAGTTACTGGCAGTCTGGCGCAGCGACGTGCAGCGCTCAAGGTGAAAGCAGATATCTATTGCACGAACTACGAACAGCTGCCGTGGTTGGATGAAGAACTCGGTGCAGACTGGCCCTTCAAAATGATAGTTGCAGACGAGTGCACCAAGCTCAAATCTTTCCGCTTGTCGCAAGGTAGCATACGCGCCAAGGCACTCGCCAGGTACGCACACAAGCGGGCCATTCGCTATGTAGGATTGACCGGCACGCCAGCACCGAACGGGCTGAAAGATATATGGGGGTTCCAATGGTTCGTTGATAAGGGCGTCCGCTTAGGCCGTTCGTTCGATGCCTTCAAGTCTCGCTGGTTCCAATCTGTGCAGGTAGGCGACAACGCATTCGCAGTGCAGATGATCCCGTTACCTTTTGCCCAAGAGCAAATCCAAGATGCAGTGCGCGATGTTTGTTTGACCATTGATATCCAGAAATATTTCGATATCAAAGAGCCAATTGTAAACACGGTTTACGTGGAGTTACCACCGAAAGCCCGCCAGCTTTACAAGGATATGGAGAAAGAAATGTTTCTGCAGCTTGGCGATATCGAAGTCGAAGCATTCAACGCTGCAGCGAAGACGCAGAAGTGCCTGCAGCTGGCGAGCGGTGCAATCTACGTTGAGGATGACAAAGACGCCTATGGAATGTGGAAGGGCAACCTGAATTTTATTGAAGTACACAACGCGAAGCTGGACGCATTGGAGTCGATTATAGAAGAAGCAAACGGGATGCCGGTGTTAGTCGCTTACCACTTCAAGTCCGACCTGGTGCGATTACTCAAGAGGTTCCCCCAGGGCAAACAGCTTGATAAAGATCCGAAGACAATCACCGACTGGAACAAAGGCAAAATCCCAGTGCTGTTCGCTCACCCAGCTAGTGCAGGTCACGGCTTGAACTTGCAGGACGGCGGAAATATCCTGGCGTTCTTCAGCCATAATTGGAACCTTGAAGAATTTCAGCAAATCATTGAGCGCATAGGACCAACGCGCCAAGCGCAAGCGGGGCACAACCGCCCAGTGTTTTTGCACCATATAGTTGCGAAGGGTACGCTCGACGAAATGGTAATTGCCCGGCGCGAAAGCAAACGCGAAGTGCAAGACCTGCTAATGGAAGCAATGCTATCGCGCAGCTTATGATAAAAATATTTCATTTAGCTATTGACCACAACCAAACGGTTGTACTAATCTGTTCCCCAAGCAATCACGCTTATCAAAGGGGATCAACATGGACCAATCATTCGTAGACTTTCTGTTAGGCGTCGGCATCGGCTTGCTACTTGCAGCCGTTGCTGGCCTTTCTTACCGGGCTTATCAGTATGCCCAAGCGCTTGACTTAGACTGCAACAACTTAGGCGAGCCGTTTAGTCATAACGACTTGTTTGCTGCAATAAGCGACCGCGCAATAATCACCTTGCTAGATTCTCAAGCTGGCGAACTCTGCGAGGAATACGGCAACGCCCTTGAGCAAGTCGAAACTTTAGACCAGCACTTGGACGAAGCGCTAACCCGCAACACGCAATTGCACAAAGAGATCTGCCAGATGGCCCGGATCATTAACGACCTGCAAGATAAGGTCGGACGCGGGCTAATTGAGATTGACCATTGCCACGCAAGCTGTGACGAACTGCGCGCTAAGTTAGACGCTAAGGCAGGTGCATGATGTCAGATTACTGCAGCTTTGAATTCACGGCCAAACCAGCTGAAGCTGAGAACATCAAAAAGCAACTGAACAAAGCCTTTGACGCTACCAGTGTGAAGTACCTTCGCCCGTACAACCCTGAACTTAGTGTTTACTCGCTGCTTATATCAGAGCTCAGCCTTAAAGAAGCGATTCCGCTGCTTAGCGCCGTTCGTAAAAAGCACAGTCAAATTCGCTTCCTTGTTACTTATGGGGTGTACTGATGCTTACTTGCAAAGGCTGTATATCTTTGTTCACAGATTGCGCCGAGCTGTTACAGCGCAATGAGATCTTAAGCTGCCAATTGTCATCGTTAATGGGACCAGGCATAACAAAGGGAATGCTTACCGCAGCAAAGCGAACACAAGCTGGCGCAATCCTGATTGACAATACTGCTGCGCACATCGTAGCGGAAAACCTAATCGCGGCTTTATTCTACGCAATGCAGAACGAAGCCTGCGAAGTATCAGGGACGTTAGACCACCTGGCGCAAGTTAAGGCCGATGCTGGTCGGGCTGGTTGGCTGGCTTGCATTGACTGGCTTATCGAGAATAGCAGCGCAGATTTATTTACAGACGGCGAAGCCGAAGTTGCGCGAGATATTGGCAAACAATACGCGGAACAGATCCGCAAGGCAGGTGCATAATGTTAATTGATATCCCTCTCGATGTTTATGGTATTGCTGATGATGGTGCTGAATTAGTAAAAGTATCTGAGGTTCAAACAGTAATCAACCAATTAAATATTTATACAGAAACAATCAAAGAAGAGCGCGATGCTTTGGCCGCTAAGGTCGAAGCAATGGCAAAGGCAGAGAACAAGGAGCTACTGCAACTGGCGGCATCGATGGCAGAAATGTACTTATCAACCCGGTTCTTTCGAGAAACAAACGCAGCTGCGGATTGCGCAGCGTTAACCGTCTTGAGGATCAAGCAAACCCTCGAAGGCGTACCGGAAAAACTAAGAGTGAAAAGCTAAGGCAGGTGCGAAATGACCAAATCGAAAAATGCGGACCTTATTAAACAAATCTCCCGAGGCGTCCCGATAGCTGTCCTCTGTCGGGAATGCGGGACAATGAACTACCCAGCACTTAATTGCGGCGAGTGCGGCAGTGTGTTACCGCCACATAACAACCCCAACCCCCATAGCGCACGGAACAAAGGTAAAACTAAATGACGGTAAAAGCTAAAGCACTTGAACTAATCCCACATGGTTTCAACGATGAAGAAATTGCATTCGAGCTTGGTTCAACCCGCAAATACATTTCAAACGTTCGCGCCGAGTACAACCTAAAAAACCCGCACCGGTACACCCTATCGGTGCGCAGAAAGCCCTTAGCAGGTACGGGTTCGCGTCGCGCGTTCGAGTACATGCTATCGAATCCGCATTTAACTATGCGCCAGGTATCCGATGAAACAGGCGTCGACGTAAACACTTGCCGCAGAATGTGCAAAATCTACATGCCAAGACTGGCTAAGGTCGTATGATGAAGAACACAGCTTTAATGCAATCGCTGTTAATTGCTCTGGCCACCTTGCCACCAGGTCCCGCTATTGAGATCAGGACAACAGGTGCGAGCGATGAACCGCTAATGCCAAAACTTGGATACTTGCCGACAGCAAACAAGCATGTAGCAAAGCGCTCTAAGCGCAAGGCCGCAAAGCAGAAGGCGAGAAGTTGTAAGACTTCTGAGAAGCAACACAAGGACCGCAACAAGAAGGGCAAACCATGAGCAGGCCAAACCCTAACCCGCCGTGCGTTTGTTGCGGGAAGCCCACTCGGACAACGGACTTTTACATAACCCGACCGAACGGGGCTAAATTAGCGTCCCGATGGCGGACCGAGTGTTACAACGTCACGACGTGCGATAGTCATACCCGGATCGATTCAATAGCCGGGACAGGCGGCACGATGAAAGAAGCGCGCGACGACTACCGGCGGAAAGCGGCCGAGCGCCAGGAAGGTGCGGAATGACAGACAAGCAACTGAAATCGTCAATCATTGAGCTAATCGAAAAGGGATACAACAATCAGGAAATTGTTGCTGCGGTAAATACTGCCGATGAATACGTAGTCAGCGTGCGTTGCAGGTACAATAAGGTTGAAGGCATTGAGCGCAAGCGGTCCTTGCACAAGGCGCCGAAGGTAGGTACTCAGTGTCGCACGGTTTACGATTACATCGTCGAGCACCCTGGCTGTTCCTTTGGCGAACTACTAAACAACACCGGGATTGATTCTAGTTTATGCGGATATGTGCGCCGTCGTTACTTCGGTTTGCACGGAACAAGGGGGCGCAATGCGGGGACGTTATTGGAACAACAAGCCTAAGGTGCACCGTGAACCACGGAACTTGATGAAGTTAGGCGAGCGCTACGGTAAGTTAGTCGTTACTGAGCCAGCCGGTTCAACACCTTCGCGCATTAAACTTTGGCTTTGTCAGTGCGATTGTGGCAATGCCAAAGTAGTACGCACTGATCACTTGCGCACAGGGCACACGGTCAGCTGCGGTTGCGCAAGGCACTGTAATGCAGAGGCGAACATGACACTAATCGAGATCACTGCGCAGCAAATTGCTTGGGAACGTGCAAGAGAAAAACCGAACAAGCAAGACCTGGTTGATGCTGAAGCACTGGTGAAACGCATACAAGAGAAACGCAAGTTGCTTGGTTTACATTTCATAGCGGACGTGGATGACCTGATAAAAAGCCCGGAATAAACCGGGCTTTATCATTTGAGCAAATCGCATTCGGCTTTGCGCCGTTTAACCAAACCCGGCAAGACACGACCGCCGCCCCTGGTCCACCGCATAAGTTCCTCTTGCGCGCCTTCCCAGTCCGCTGCGTTTATCTTTCTGCGCAGCGTGCTTGTTTGCAACCGCCCTACCCCCAGGTTATATGCGAAGTCCACAATGGCATTCAGCTTGCGCCAATCGCCGTCAGCATTTGCCATAACAAGAAGTCCAGGGCAAAGCCTAAGCACTGCAGGCGCATATGTATGTAACAACTCACGAAGCAACATAGACCGCGCAGCCGGCTCGCCTATCGGTGCATCCTGCATTGTGACTTTGGCCCCACCTGTATAGTAGGTTGAGCCATAGCCGATAGTTGGCACACCAGCTGGGCAGAGATAAGGCTTTGAGCGAAAGCCCTCAAAGCGTTTGCAAAGCTCAGCTGCTAAATCCAGTTTCACGATAAGCCCCGACGCTTCAGCACTCTATCAAGGAACCAGAAGTTTGTAATGCCCGCGAGTATCGTCATAAAGTCTGCAGTCAGAACAAGCTGCGCGACTTTAGCCGGGTCTTTAGTTCCTTCCCAGGTGATATACAGCAAGGTCAGAAACGCAAGCGAGTACAAACCCCAAATCCAGAACGTCAGCAACGGGCGAACCAAAGCGGAAATAGTTGCAGCCCAACCGCCCGCCGCTTTAACCATTTCAGTCTGCTGTTCCATCGCAGCTTGGAATGCACCAATGACACCAGTGTCGATTGCAGCGTCCCGCTGGGCGCCGATTTCTTGCAGCTTGATATCGCCGCGCGTTTTCTCTAAGTCGACTTGCCGGTCGAACATTGCGAGTTCGTGCTTGCGCTCGTCCTTGCGGTCCAACCATTTTAAGATCTCAGGTGCCATACGGAACAGGCCACCGAGTAAAGTGCCGAGCACCCCACCGCCGATTGTTTCAATCATTTTTTATCGCCCCTTGCTCTTGAGACTTTTCGCCAGTTAAGCCAGAAGTCCACCAGGTTTTTAAGGATCACAGTTAGACCTGCAACGATAGACACGATGGCTGCGTAGTCTGGTAAAGTCCAAGGCGCAGGGCCTTGTTCTAATACCTTACTCGCCGTGTCGTTTACTAGGCCGAGCGTAGCGCCGATACCGATGCCAGACCAGCCGAACACAACATAAAATTTATTGATCAGAATGTTCAGATGATCGCTGATCAGATGCGATAAGTTTGTCATTTAGTAACTTCCTTCGGATTTCGATGGCGCACCGAACAAGCAACCATAGGCAAAGTACCGCTGTGCCCCAGGGCAATAAATTTTCCAACGACACTTTTACCTCCTTGTCCCCACAATAGCATAAGGACCACCGCGTCCAGTCCGTTTACTAAGTACGGAAACATCTGATAGAACAAGGTCACTTCTTCAAACAAAAGAAAGTCAACCGCCGACCACCAGTTTAGTACCGCTATTGTGATCAATGCCCAACGAATACTTGATAAAAATTTGATATTTGACGCAGATGCTATCGCATATAACATTGCAACTAGCAAAAAGTAATAAGCCCCTGAATCAATGAATAAATAAACTAGCAGGATATTGCAGACGTGCAAAGCCAATACAGCAACCGCTTGTCTCGTCCAGACGCAAGCAATCGCAAAAGCAAAGATCTTCAGCACGTCGGCATCCATTACTTACCGCCAGGCTTCTTAGTGCTACCAGGTTTAACTGGCTTCTTCGGTTGCTTGGTACTAGCCATACAAACCTCGATTGTTAACAGTTGATACATGCGCGCAGATTATCCGCCGTGCGCGCAGTTACGTGCACTATCTTCGCGGAACATTTCTTCCCACTGTTCCGGTGTCATTTTAATTCTGCGATTGCAGTGCCAAAAGAACACAAACAGCGGAACGAACAACACCGCATAAAACGCCAGGCAGACTAGAATTAAATCGGTGTTGTTCATGTTATGGTCCCAATGTTACCCAACCAGAAGCCGTACCCATCCAGACCTTCACTTTGTTTACCGTAGTGTCAAAGACTAACGCCCGATCCGTGTCTGGCAGTACAGGTAAAACGCCGGTTGAGTATTTAGCAAGGATCAGCGGTTTTTTACATTCAATGCCGTCAGTCGTCGCGTTTAGATTTAACCGACCCGCACCCCACAAGGTAGACCCGGATGCAATTACTACTTGACCAGAGCCAGAGCCCAATTCTACCCATTGGCCCGCACCGGCTGCATTGATTTTAAAAGTATTCCGGTCCGCACCTAGTTCATAAGAAAAGATAGAGCCAGTGTCTTTGGTGTACATAACCTGCAGACCTTGTTGGCGCAGTTCATGTACGTAGGTATGCCGAGTGTCCACCGAGTCTTGAAACGCGAAAGTTGCGGTATCTGTTTTGCCTTGGTTAAAAACCATAGGGCGAAAGCGCCAAACGATTTTCATATCCTTGTTTATAAACGCTTCCCAAACAGTAGTGCCTGCCCCATCGTCCCGCAGAAAGTCCAAGAAGTTACCAGTGCCAACATAGTCTGTCGCTTGGTCCGCGCGACGTGTTGGGTTCCTGGCGTTCTTTAAAGTTAGCACGGTCCCCGAACCGACGTTATCTACTTGAATATTGCGACCGTCAGAATAGTGATGGAAGGTGAAGCCAATCGGGGCCGCGCCGCCTGCAGTCTGGCCCGCAAAGTTAGCTACGTTGAATACTCCGCGAGTGTCCGCAGTCCCGTTGATTTGTTCAATAGGGCCGTAGAAAGTAGGATTGCTTTTCGCAGCATTGCTCATACCCGCCCGCAAGCCGTCCGCGTTAGCATCAGTCAAACCCAAGTCAATGGTGCATATCTCTGCTGCGCCTTTAGTAGCGGACTTGCCTACCGTTTCTGCCGGTACGCCAGCAATCTCGACAGTAGAGTCGTCAGCGCCTAGCTCAGCCCGCAAACCCTTATCAGCCTGGTTGACAATCCGCCACCGCGCACTAGGCGCGATAGCTTCACATAAGTAGGTCGTATCGCCCACCGTGTACTCTTGCCCAATGACAGGGCTATTTGGAAAATTTGGTAATGCCATTGTTTGTTGTCCTTATACTCTTAGGAATTCGACGATTGAAATATCTGCGATGGCGCTACCTGAGTTGTTAGTCACCGGGTCGCGTATCTCTAAGTGCACGTAGTCAGTACCTAACGGGTTTTGGTAGAACCTCACTTCGACATTTCCGCCAGTACCAGCT